ATATTTTTGGGGTGACTCTTTGCAGTCACCCTTTTTTTATGTATAATAAAATTACCTTGACGAAGAATTAACTTCGACAATTGCCAAGACAAGGAGACTGACATGGCTAATACAACTTTTTCAGGTCCTATTAGATCTGAAAGCACAATTAAAACAATCAGCAAAAATGCTACTACTGGAACAATTACAGAAGTCATCACTATGGGTGATGCACCAGTTGCATTAGGAGATGAAGATAAAACTCTTGATAACGCTACACATAGTGGAAGAGTTCTTGCAGTTCCTGCTATTGCATCTAATAGAACAATAACTTTACCTGCTCCAACTGCGGGTGCTAGTTTTAAACTTATCTATGGGGGTGCAGCAAACGAAGCTGAAAACTTAATTATTGTTACTCCTGGTAACACAAACTTTTTCATTGGTGGTGTACAACATTTAGATACAAATGCAGATAACGTAGCTGTTTATTCTAATGGCAGTTCAAATTCAAAAATAACACTCACTGATTTTGGAGTTATGGAAATAAACATTATCGCAAAAGATAGTACAAATTACTATATTTGGGGTAACGTAATTTCTGCTACAGCACCAGCTTTCGCTGACCAATAATAGGAGATATAAATGGCTGGAACAAGATCTGACGTAAAAGCCTTTAATGTAAACCAAGGAGATTCTGCCGCCGTGGTAGGACCTGCAAGGTCAAGAATAAGACAAATAGTAGTATTTGGAAATGCTGCAGGTGCTCTTACCATAACAGATGGTAATGGTGGAAGTAATTTGTTAGTACAAAGTTTTCCAACTGGATTACATACTCTCAATATTCCAGATAATGGTATATTAGCAGAGAATGGTGCATATCTATCTGCCTTTACTGGCAGTGGTAACAAACTAACTATATTCTTATCGTAATGGCTAGAACAAGAGACAAGCAACCTCCTAAAACCAAAAAGTATTTTCGCTCTACTAAATCTGGAGCGGGGATGACTAAGGCGGGGGTTGCTCGTTATAGAAGAGATAATCCGGGCAGTAAATTAAAAACTGCTGTTACTGGTAAAGTTAAAGCTGGAAGTAAAGCTGCAAAAAGAAGAAAGTCATTTTGTGCTAGAAGTGCAGGTCAGATGAAAAAATTTCCTAAAGCAGCTAAAAATCCAAATAGTCGATTAAGACAAGCAAGAAGAAGATGGAAGTGTTAATGAAAGCAAAACCAACACCAAGACCAAAAATGAAAGACTTAACAGAGAATCAACAAAAGCGTTTGTTGAGAACTTACATAGCTAATATGTCTCCAAAAGAAAAAACAACTTTTTTAAATAAGGCAATAAAAAAAGTATATCCTAAAAGTTTCCCTCAAAAACCAAAGGATCAAAGATTTAAAAAAAGAGGTGGTAGTGTTAAAACCTAAAGAAATTATGAACGGAGTTTCAATTGTCCTTGTTGCTGGATCTATTGCATGGATAGTGACAACACTTGTTGAGGTGGATAAAAGAACTGCTGTAACTGTGGTAAAGGTTGAAGAAAATCACAAAATGTTACATACTCTATGGATAGATTTTATTAATAGGAAGACAATAGATGGCAATCTCGCGGGGTTCAATGCCTCAACAAATAACAAAGTCACCAGGTAAGAGGAAGTGGAGTGCTAAGAGGAAGAGAAAAATCAATTGTGCCAGACCTCGTGGATTTTCTGAAAAAGCACATTGTGCCTCTAAAAAAAGGAGAGGTAGTAAGAGGTGAACCTCAAAAGGTTTGTCTTAAATGTAAAAAAAGACAGTGGATGTGTACCTGTTGGAAGATAATGAAAGGAAGATATTATGCCTAAAGACGCATGTTACCATAAAGTAAAAGCCAGATATAAGGTTTTTCCATCTGCATATGCTTCAGGAGCTATTGCAAAATGTAGAAAAGTTGGGGCCGCAAACTATGGCACTGGTGGTAAAAAGAAAAAGAAAGCAATGGGTGGTGGATTAAACGCAGCCATTGAAAAAGTAAAAAAAGAAACAATGACTGCCAAAGAGGGCAAAGTTGTTAGAATGACAAAAAGAAAGTCAAAAAATAAGAACATAGCCAGAGGTTGTGGTGCTATAATGTCTGGAAGACGTAAGGTCACAAAGTATTCATAATGGCTGTTCGAAAAACAAAAAAAGGTTTAGCTTTAAAACGATGGTTCAAGGAGGACTGGAAAGATGTTAAAACGGGTAAAGCATGTGGTCGTCAAAAAGGTGAGAAGAGGAGTACGCCTTATTGTCGCCCAAGTAAAAGGATTAGTTCAAAAACTCCGAAAACTACTAAAGAGATGACTTCTACTGAAAAGCGTAGTAGAATAAGACAAAAGAATCGGTTGGGTCAACCTGCTGGTAAGCCAAGAAGAGTGCAATCATTAAGAAGGAAAAGGAGCAAGTGATGGCTGGTAAGAAAAGAGATCTTAAAAAGATAAAAAAAATAACTTTAGATAAAGCAAAACCCTCTGCTAAAACTGGCAAAGGCATGATGAAGTCAGGAAGAATTAAGGGTAAAATGATGGGTGGCACGATGGTGAAAAAACCAGTCATGGCTGCTAAAGGTAAAATGAATGCTGGTCTTAGAGCTTTTTTAGAAAAAAAGAAGAAAAAGGCAGAAAAGAAAAAGTAAATGGCAACTTCAAACTCAAGAGATTTTGATTTAGATGTAGGAGAACTTATCGAAGAGGCATACGAAAGGTGTGGCTTAGAGATGAGAAGTGGTTACGATGCTAGAACTGCAAGACGTTCTTTAAATCTTATGTTTGCTGATTGGGCAAACAGAGGACTTAACTTATGGACTGTAACACAAGAAACAAAAGCCGTATCCTCTGGAACTGCTACCTATACATTATCGAGTGAGTTTGTCGATTTATTAGAAGTTGTTTTAAGGAATAGTTCTGGAACTGATTTTACTCTTACACAGATGAGCCGTGGTGAGTATTTAAGAATACCTAACAAAACAAGTACAGGACAACCAAGTCAGTATTTTTTTGATAGACAGACAACTCCTACAATAACTCTTTGGTCTACACCAGATGCTTCTTACACTCTTGTTTATTATTATGTAAGAAGAATACAAGATGCAGATGCTTTAGTTAATACAACAGATGCACCTTTTAGATTTTTACCATGTATGGCTGCAGGTCTTGCTTATTATATATCTATAAAAAGAGCTCCAGAACGAATACAAATATTAAAAAGCGTCTACGAGGAAGAGTTTCAAAGAGCCATGTCAGAAGATGCAAATAGTACACCACTTAAATTAACACCAAACATATCATACTTGAGGTACTAAATGGCTAGGTACGCAAGTGGCAAGAAAGCATGGGGTTATTCAGACCGATCTGGATTTCGTTATCGTTTAAGAGATATGATAAAAGAATGGAATGGCTTAAAGGTAGGTGTTGACGAGTATGAGGCAAAACATCCACAATTAGAACCTAATTACCCTGGCCCAGATCCAACTGCTTTATATGAACCAAGACCAGACTCAAGATCAGAAGTGGCTGTAGAGAATTTACTAACATTAAACCCATTTTTATCTAGTTCCTCTGGAAGTGCTGTTATAACAGTTATTGAAAAAAGTCATGGTAGATCAACAAGCGACACAGTGCGTTTTAGAGATGCCATAGGTTTTGATGGTTTTACTGCAACAGTTTTGAATAATTCTTCTGGATATGCTATAACTAAAGTTAACGATGATACCTATACTTTTACAGCAAGTAGTGGAACGGCTACAACAGGAAACACAAGAGGTGGAGGTGGTTCGGTTACGGCTGGACCTACAACATTGGGGACATAAATGAGTTTTACATACGCACAATTAAAAACAGCAATACAAGATTACACAGATAATGCTGAAACTACTTTTGTTAATCATTTAAATGATTTCATAAAAGCTTCTGAAGAAAAAATATTTAAATCTGTTGATCTTGATTATTTTAGAAAAAACGTAACAAGTGCATTAACTCAGTCAGATCAGTATTTAACAATACCAAATGATTATTTAGCTTCTTTTTCTTTACAGATAACAACGGCTGGGTCAGAGGGATATCTTTTAAAAAAGGATGTTAGCTTTATTAGAGAGTATACCCCAGCCGCTACAACAACTGGATTACCAAAATACTACGCAAGATTTGATGTAGATAATTTCATAGTTGCACCAACACCAAATAGTAACTATGCAATTGAACTTCACTATTACTACAGACCTACAAGTTTGACTGCTGGATCTGATAGTGGTACAACTTGGTTAAGTACAAATGCTCCGTATGCTTTACTTTACGGATCACTTGTAGAAGCGTATAATTATATGAAAGGTGAACCAGATGTTATACAAAATTACAATGGTTTATATATGCAATATTTAGAGCGTCTAAAAGATCTAGGAGAGGCTAGAGAAAATACAGATGCTTTTAAAACTGGTCTTCCGTCAAGACCACGAACTTAAAGAAGGAGTAACAAAATGGCGACAGCAAACGCAGCAACCAATTATCTAGAAAGAAGATTATTACATTATATATTTAAAAATGATTCTCTATCTTTCTCATCACCAGGAAACAGTATCTATGTAGGACTGGCAACAGCCGTATCCGCAGCAGAAACTGGGTCTTTAACAGAAGCAACATTTACAAACTATGCTAGACAGCAAGTTCCAGCATCTGATTGGACAACCATAGGTGCAGACTCAACAGACACACAAACAGCTAAAAACACAAACGCTATTAGCTTTCCAGCGTCAGGTGGTACAAATAATACAATCACTCATGTGTTTATCGCAGATGCAGCAAGTAGTGGTAACATACTGTTTGTAGGTGCTTTAGACGCATCTAAGACAATTGAGTCTGGAGACATATTTAGAATTAATGCTACGAACTTAACTATTGAGCTCAAGTAATGGCTTTTGTTCTATCAGATAGGATAAAAGAGACAACAACCACAACTAGCACTGGAACGTATACTCTAGGTGGTGCAGTATCTGGTTTTGAAACTTTTACTGCTAATTTAAGTAATGGTGATACAACCTATTATTGTTGTACTGATGGAACTGATTTTGAGGTAGGGTTAGGTACTTTTGCTTCTTCTGGTACTACTCTTGCCCGTACAACTATTATATCAAGCTCAAACTCTAACAATGCTGTAAATTGGAGTTCGGGATCAAGAGATATATTTTGTACATTGCCAGGATCTAAAACTGTTTTCAAAGATGGTGATGGTCATGCATCATTTGCTGATAATGAGAGAACTAGGTTTGGTTCTGATAATGATGCCTATATAAGGCATACTGGTTCTCTTTTGCAAGTTATTAGTGACACAGGTAGTATTAATATTAAAACAAATGCTGATGATCAAGATGTAATACTACAAGCTGATGATGGTAGTGGCGGCACTACTGATTACTTAAGAGCAGATGGTTCTACTGGTGCAGTTAAATTATCTCACTATGGCTCTACAAAGTTAGAAACTACAAGTGGTGGTGTTACTATTACAGGTGCTTTAACTGGTAATGTAACAGGTGACGTAACTGGTAATGCAGACACGGCATCTGCTGTTGCGGCTGATAACATTTCAGCAGGTGATGCTGCTATAAACTTAACTACTACTTCTGGTAATATTACAATTGATGCACAAGGTAGTGATACAGATATTATATTAAAAGGTACAGATGGTTCTACAGATACAAACTTCTTGACTTTTGATGGAAGTTCATTTGGTGATGCAACATTTAGTGGTACACTAAGGTCACCTAGGGGTATTGAAACTTCATCTTATTTTTGGATGAAAACTGATGGTAATACTGCTTTGTTTGCTGGAGCAAATTTTGAGGTTCAGTTGACTCATGTTATC